GTCATCGTTCAAGTCTGTCTGAACGTTTCTAATCATAACTTTACCATTACTGATAATAACAGAATCATTTAAATCAATGTGTCTGCCAAAATAAGGAATGCTCTTAAACTTAACATATTCGGCCCAAGAGATCTGGCCAGTAGCCCCTGGCTCTAAAATTAAGTCTTTGTTATTTTCTCTAGTCAAACAGACCGCACCGTTAGAGATGTTGTCTACCAAAATAACCGAGTTAGGGTTATTCACCATAGTACTTCTACTCATTATTTTCTCCTTAATCCTTTTTAAAGAGGGGGCAGTTGCCCACCCCCTCATTATTTATCTTAGTACAGACGGAGCCTGAAGGCACCCTTCGGTTGCCAAGTCAGCACAACGTATTTATGCTGTGCAGAGATGAACTGCACATCATTCTCAGGACGATCCCACGTATCCGCAGTCAAGCCACGAATCTGAGCGATCTCACCCAAGCCGCCACCCATAACGAAAACAGAGTTTTCATCAGTAGGAGCCAAACCGTACTTCTTATCAGGCACAGCAGGAAGCTTAACGATGTTAGCACCACGATACAAGCCAATGTACCCAGTACGCCACAAGTCGTATTTAACCTTCTCTGGCATAACAGCCTGGAAGTTGGTGAACTTAGAGATCGGGTTAACCTTGGTAGGATGGCCGATGATGGAGTAAACTCCGCCACCTTCAGCGTCCATCTTATCAATAGCGTAATCCACAGCTTCCTCAGTGAGGGAACCACCGGACAACCGGATCAAGTTTCCATTACCACTACCGCCAGTAACATCTGTCATTGTGATAGCATCATTACATGCTGTCCACACGGCATTAATCTTCTTGCGAAGCAATGCGTCAGCAATACCCTCACGGATATCAGACAGATCACCATAAGTACCAAGTTCAAGATCCTCTTTGAGCATCTCAATGGTCACATGGTCATACCGACGAGGAATGGGCATCGACACGATTTCGTTGTCGATACGGATAGCTTCTTTATGACCACCAGCAGTAACTGCATGGGCCTCAAAGCCAACCAAGTCCTTGAACTTAATGTTAGTAACATTAGGAGCATAAGTCTTCTGCTCCAGCATCAAGGGGGTGGGGTCAACGAGAGTGACCAGATCTTCTGCCTGCCGGATGATCTCCTTAGCAAACATGTAACGGTCTTCCTGAGATCCAGGATTTCTCCAGTCAATCGACTTCATCATCTCCAGTAAATCTTGGTCACTATCGCCAAAATTTAAAGTCTTAAGGAGATCACGGGAAATAAGTTTATCAGCCATTATAAGCCTCCTTAATTAAACAATCTCGTAGGTAACCCAGTTCAATTTTTCTTCAATGAACTGTGCTCTTACGATAGAGTTGGTGGTTGCGGTTGTCAACTGGCCAATGTCAGTAAAGTACAACTGAGTACCAGCGGTCACGGAGGACCACGTAATACCAGGAGCCAAACTACCCATCTTAACACCAGCGGCGTTAGTATAGTCAGTACCTACATAGTCCTGAACTCGGACACCAGCGATCATTTTCAGACCGATAACACCCTCACCCTTAACCATGTACTCTGCGGAAAGGCCATTCAGGCCAAGATAATCGTCTTCGGTGGGCCACTTGTAGGTCAAGTAAACGATTCCAGTGGAATCAGCGGCTTGACCAGCAGTTGACATAGCCTTCAACTTATGGACGTTCTGTACGTAGGTCATACCTTCAGCACTAGTTACATCGTGGGTATCCTCGATGCAAGCTTGGAACATAAAGATAGTACCAGAGGCGATAAATTCACCCTGATGTGCCCAACTGGGAGCACGAAGTACACTTGCTTTATTCATTTGATTTCTCCAATCATCTATTGTTAACCTGTAAGGTCTTTCATGCGTTCAGCCCAACTCTCACGAATTGATTTGATCGTACTATTACCAGCAGACTCTTCATTAGTATCGGCATCCTGTGAAGCTTTCAGAGTTTCCTCATCAGATTTTTCATCTTCTTGCTCGTGATTTTCGTCTGTGCTGTCTGCGACAACTTCGGTGTCTTCAACGGTAGCAGTAATCTGCTTGCGCATCAGATCCATAACAAATTCTGCGTCCTCATCTTCCATATTCTTGATACGGGTAGAGAAGGCGGAGATTTCGTCATCCGACTCAAATTCGTAACCTGCAACTTGCAGACTAAGAATAGCATCGGAAACTCGTTTGTCACTTTCCATCTTAGCGAGGGAAGCTTTGGCTTCATCCAGTTTAGTACTAAGGTCTTCAACAGTTTCACTGAGAGTTTCATTTGCTTTTACACCATCGGCGTTAACAGTTTCCATCTCATCAAGAGTAGCAGTGAAAGCTTCTTCCTGAGCAGTTAATATGTCTGCGACTTTAGCATCAACGAGTGCCTTAACTTCAGTACTAGCTAAAAGCTCTTCGACTGATTCATATTGGAACATTGATTGTCCTCCATTTTCATCTTGAGAGAGTGTATCCCCCTCAGCTTGTTTCTTTAAACCTAACTCCTCCGAGGAAGAGTCATTAACAATATCCTTGCCAGTATCGTCTATATTATTAACACAAGAACTGCTAATTTTTTTATTTTTCGATTTATCATCAGCAGGATCTACGACTTCCAGAGAAATTGCGTCCTTTTCTGCCGGATTTTGTGTGTAGGCACCGCCAATAAAGTAGATATCACGTACAATACGTGAAAAATTATGATCACCCGGAGTATGCCTAAGCATCAAGTGGTCACAGAAAGGCTTTCCAGGATCAAAGGTCTTATGACAAGCAGAGCATTCTGACTGTCCAAAACCCAACTCTACTGAATACCTCAGTAATCCCTGTTCCTGCTTATCTTTTAACTGATAAGCTTCTCTTGGGAATCTATTTTTATACACGTATGCTTTAGCACGTACTGCAAGCTTACCACCCTTTTTAACAATTTTAACAGAGCCGGGTGTTTTCCCTGATTTGATTCGTACAAGACTAGACTCATAAAACACACCACGAATAGCATCGGTGATATGTTCCTCAACAAGAGGCATACCTATTAGAGTAAGGTAACGAGCTTGAAGCTCCTCTGCTGGGATAGTGTCTTTATTTTTATTAGTGCCTTCTGCAACAAGAATTAAGTCCAAATAAAGCAGATCTTTCCTAGCTGGAAGTTTTGATAAATTAATACCAGAACCAGCGTAGACACGATCACTCACATCATTCTTAAATTTACTTTCAAAGAAGTCTAAGTCTTTAGTGTCCTCAGAAGTCAACTTACCTGAAACAGATGCTTTCACAACATTCAAAGAGATAGTTTCATAACCATCTTCTGTGATAATCTCAGATGCCTTGAGGATTTGCTTCTTAGTCTCCGCTACCTTGATAACTTTTTCAGTATTAAAGATAATGTTATCAATTAGAGAAGAGAAGTTGTCTTCCTTTTTCTTAAGGAAGTACTTGCCATGGTTCTTGTACATAGACGAGAACACAGCATCGGCAATAGAATTAACCACATTAGGAGTAGATACTAAATCACTGAAATTGTCAGTCTCCGACAAAACATGTATAATAGAACCCCTAACACTATCTAGGATTGCCTCTTTATCAGAGTCCAGCACAGGGTTAAGTCTACTGTTGTTTTTTGAAGAATTTTTCATATAATCTACCTATCCTTGTAAATAATGGGGGTCGTGCGACAACTATTAATTCAGTATCTTCAGTTATTGTAAGCGTGTGCTTACACTGTCTTGGTATGTAGTGCCATTTGCCTTTAGCGATATATGACACTTCAGATTCACATTTGTTACTAATCAAACGTGCAAATATATTACGGTGCCTGTAGTCTGTCTTTACTTGTAAAGATCCCTTCAACACATACATAAGCTCATCTGAATTTCTATGATAATGTTCTGGAACACCACCATAATCTTTTTTAAATTTTACGTGTAGGAAATCGTACCCCTTGCTGAGGTCACTAGCAATTGCTTTAAGTTCTATTGGCATCTCGTTAGGGACAACCTCTTTAGAAAAAGCCATATCAATAGTAGTATATTTCACATTATCGCTTTCCATATAAACGTTCAATACTTCTGAATATTTCTCTATTGCAGTGTCTTGCGCTTTAATTTTTTTAACAAAATACAAAAACGCCCATAGAATAGCACCTGAGAACATTATAGAAGGGATGTGGTTTGCTAAGTGCCATTCATTCATCATCGAAATCCCTCCTACTCATTTTTGTTAGTTGCATTATAACTCCTGTGAGCCTGTCCACTAAGCATATTAGTTTGTCAATCTTACGCTGGAAAGAAACTAGCAAAAAGATAACAAGAAAAGTAGGAAGGCCGAATTCAGTGAGAAATTGGATACCAACTTGTAGCATCTTATCTAAATCGGTCATGTTAACCCCTAAAGTTATTTAGTAATGTTTCCCCAATTGGATGTGTCTTTAGTGGGTGTATCGTCAGATATACCTTCGTTTGTAGACTTGCCCCAACATTCACAGTTGGGATGCGGTGGGAAATCCGCAAAGAAAGCTTCTAAACTAAGAGTCTTGTTATGCATTGCAGAACAGTACTCACATGTGGCCTCAGTCTCAGCAGACTTCCACTGTATACGGTCACCGCCGGATGCCTTCATTACTGTAAGCTCTCCTGCGGATCTGGCCTTCGCATACACAGATGAACTGTATAAGCGTAATCGTTTTGTCTTCATTGCAGTAAGAATCCCTGCTACCAAGTTAGGCAGTAATGGAGTTCTATCTTCTTTGTTGTTAGCGATTACAAGAGAAACCTCTTTACCAATCTCTTCAAAGAATCCATCAATAAAACCAATAAGCCATGTTTGTGATGCTACAAGTAAAGAGTCATCAATCTTGTAACCCTGCAACTCATCTTTAAATAAAGTAAGCATTTGCTCTTTAATATCACGTTTCATATGTGTAGAGTATACAAATATGATATCGTCTACCCTGTCGTAGTCTTTAGCTTTAACAGCAGAGACTATCTTCTTAGAGTACATATCGTGTAACACAAACAGGTAATCCTCAAACACTTCTATAATAGATTTCCTTTCGGAGTCTAGAATAGAGGCAGAAACTTTATCCTCTTTATCAATTGTTTTCTCTGGGCTGTCGTTACCCTCTTTGTTGTTGCCATCTTCAGTATTCTTAGCGTAAGGAAGGAACCCAGGGCCACCATACTCAGCTATAATACCTTCTGTGGACTCTACAGCCCTACGGGCGTACTCAATATTATAATCAAGATCACCACTAGTAACAGCAGACAATTCAGACATTAGACCTCTATCATAGAATACCTTAACAGCATTCAGAAGGTCATTCAGATCATGCAGACGAATCCTGGAAAACACAAAACGAGGCTTCTCATTTTTGTATCCATTCTTCTCTGCGATCTGCTTGAAAACATTATTAATCCAAGGAATCAAATAGTTATTACGAATCTTATCAAGATCAGCGATAACACCCAAGAACTTCTGCCAGTTCTCAGTAGAAGTACCCGAACCATCAATCAATACCCTTGGGAACCCAAGAGCGGCGAGTAGTTGTTCATTTGCAGATTCATACTTGTTATCGTATGTTAAGATATTAGAATCGGGACTAACATCCTCAACTGAAATGTCATCACCCGGCCATAAGATAAAGTTGTTTACCTTAGGCTGAGAAATCATTCTCTCTAGAACAGCAAGTCTGTGCGGAGCCACAATCCCACCTTCTGTCTCCCCATCTATCTTACCCGCCTTAATAATAGTCAGCCTATTAATAAGACCTTCGATAGTATTCGTTTCTAGAGCTTCTATTTTCTTCTTGTTTGCAACTGGGTGGAAGGCTCTCCTGAAGTAAGATGTGCCCCAAACAGAAAATGTTTTAGGTCTTAGTTTCAAGTGAGTAGTGAAAGGGTCGCCGGATTCACTGTATAATTTAAGCTTGTTGTCCTTGTTAGATTTACCAAAAGTTTCAGTAACTAAATCCAGATTCAAACTTATCTTTTCCTGTCCAGTTTTCTTGAAATATATTTCATCAATTTCTGCTAGTAAAGTATCGTGTATATTAATTTTATATGGAAGGACGTGTTCTCCCTCATCAAGATCTACATCAGAAGCCCAAGCTTCAGATATAATAGCATCCCCATCAACAAGCAATCGCTCAATGATTTGTTCAAATACAACATTGATGCCTTCTGCTTTATTAACATATACATGAGTTTTAGGACTACCAGAACTCTCTAAATTACCTATACCCTCTGACCAAGACTTCAAAAGAACTAGTAGCTCTTTATCCTCTACATTTTCGATTGTACCCTTTGTGACACAAAAGGATATCAACCTGTCAAGAACGGTACCACAGATCTCATCATGTTCAACAAGTTTACGAGCAAGGGCTATTTCCTTGCTCTTATTCTGTGATTTAGAGTAACCGTAGTCGCCCACTGATTTTAAATCTTTGACTTCTTTAAGTAGATAATCAGTAGAGGTTTGTACGCCTCTACTGTATGTCATTGCCTTAGTCACAAACTCATTTACGACATTAGCATATCTACTAGACAATTCCTCATTAGAGAGTTCTTCATACTCTTCATATGTTTCAAAAGGAACTATCGGAGAGTTGCCAAGATCTCTTCCGTTTTGTTCTGACATTATTTCTTCACAATCTGTTTGGCCGCCTCATTAACACCGATAGCAGTCACACCAATAAACATACCAGCAATAACCTTGTTCAAAATAACAGCAATAGCCGTGGGGGCATCACCTAAAGTGTACATACCAGCATCCATAATGAATGAGGTACCAATACCAAGACCAATAGCCGTGAGCCTAGTGACCAAAGGAGAGGTCTGCACAGCCTGCCTTAATCCAGAGATCAGTGTCTTGATTACAACCGAAGCAATCGCCAAATTACCAACTAATAAATCTCCAGCTTCCATCATAATAGTCTCCTAACAAATTAAAACACCTTCACTAGTAAAGTATACTAGGAATTCTTTATAAACAGGAGAGGACAAAGGTGCCATTTCTCCTGAAACTTTATCTTTTACAGCAGTAATCTCGTAGCCAAGAAGCAGGTGAAAATCCAAATCTTCGTTATTTTTGGTAGAAATATTAAAAACAGCCGTTGTATACGGTGACATTTTAATAAGATTTGCTTCACATTCTTCTATTTTATGGCCATACCCTCCAAGGTTGATACCCAGATGAGTCTCTACACTGCCTATATATATAACACCACTTTGGACCTTTATGTATACATTATTTTTCAATCCGTCATTAAGTACGCCCTCTTCCCTATTAATATAGTCAAAAAACTCGATATTCTCGATCCCATTGACGTGAGGTAGGAGTTCTGTTCCCCAATCACCCTGATATGAGGTACTTGATCCAAATTTCTTAATATTCCATTTTTTCATCATAAACACTCCTTACGTGTACTGATATAGTAATCTTACTTCCCAAGTAGCAGACCCAGTAGCCTTAGCCGCCTCTACAGTAACACCAGAATAGATGTATTGAGACATTGTAGGGTCATCAGTAGACAAATAGTCACTACTAGTCGAAACATTAGGGGAGCCTGGAGCCGCAACAGGAGCCTCTCCCCAATCACCAGTTTCGTTGTAGATAGCAGAGTCAGTCCACGAACTAGGGTTAACCCATGCGTCTTCTACGTAAAACATATGTGTCATGTCCTGAGCAATACTGTTTCTATTGCCTATGTAATATTTGAAGTTTGTAACTTCGTTGCCAGCACCATGGCCAGCAAAATAGTATTTACACACCTCACAGTTATAGCCTCCTACAGTGGAATCCAGCATAGACTTACCAGTAGCAGGTAAGTTTCGTGAAAACCAATAGGAAGTAGCCGACCCTGCGTCTGTAGTACGTGTAGAGTCAACAACTGTGTTGTCAGAGTAAATAATTTCTTGAATTGTAGTTGGTTGCATGTTATCTCCTAAAAGCACCGTTTTTTACAAAAGTGGGTACAGGTATGTTATCAAATCGTTTTTTCTTTTCTAGTACTTCCATGGCACCTGTGTATTCCAGTAGTGCGTTCATGGCGTACAGTGTAGAACTAAATAAATCCTTGTACCCTCGCTCTAATGATTCGTCAGTTGATTTTGTTTCTGGTACGTAGTATTTCTTCCAGCCACCACCAATAGATCTAGCCTTGATCTTACCAAACTGACCACGTAACGCTAATAAGTCATGATAAATCTCCTCAAGTTCTGGATCTGGGTGAATACTTACAATCTTAGGCATAAGTAACTTCTTTGACTGGAATCTGGCTTTGACAGCATTTGACATTGTTGTATTGTACTCAGCCGAGGCATTTACCATACGAATCATGTCTACTCTGTTCTTAACAAATTTAGCCTTTTCGTCATTAACTTCATCTACGAAAGGAAGCTGACTCTCGTTTTCTGGTTCCCTAAGCATGTCACGAATAGCGAAACCACCACCTCGTTTATCAATAAAGGCCCAAGCAACATTGTATTTTTCTATACATTCGTATAACTTGGCTACCATATCAGAATAACTCATGTGGCTTTTTGCAAATGCGTAAATTATATGATCAAAGGTATTTCCTTGAGTACTGCCCGGTTTTATAATAGTAATTGAGAACTTATCGGACTCAGTAGCAACATCAACACCCATAACAGTAGGAACATCACATTCCTTCAATGGCTCAAGCTGTGCCGCAAAATCAGAACTCTTTGAGAATTCTCTAGCCGTGTCCAAAGCCTCAGGGAACAGGTACTTAGAATTGGGCATGTCTGCCTCTTCAAATTCTATATCATCAGATACAGACTGGAGCAACAGGTAAGGGAACTCTTTACTACCTAATTTAATAGGCAAATTCTTGTTTTCAGCGTTCCAATCCTCAGTATTAACAGTATCTGAATACTTAGCCGCCTCTATCTCTTCTATATTAACACGAAAATAGAACTTTATCTTACGCTTTTTAATTAAATCTTCTACAACATCCACTGTATACTGCTTAGGACGCTTAACTCCCTGTTTGAGAGTGAAGGCATCTTCGTAGTTAAACTCAACTACGCAGTACTTACCACGTCTGAGTCTTGGGCAGAAACCATATTTCTTTAAATCTGCATCTTCTTCCATAAAGGATCTAAATTCATCTATAATCTCATAATAGTAATCATCAGTGTATCTAATAGTACCGCCGTACATAAAAGTATTACCAACACTAGTGCCTGCTTCCTCCTCTTTGTTACCAAAGGGATCAGACATAACGTTAGCAAACGGATGGATAACTTTTGTAACCTGATACTTGGAGAAGTCACGCATTTCATCAAGACGGATATCATTTGCTCTAGTACCAAGCAGAGAGTTACCCTTCTTCCCCATAGGGCCGGTCACAATCTTAGATCCATTCTTAAAGTTTACTTTCCAGAGATCGTTTGAACCTTTATCAATAATCTTCTTTGGATTCTTGCAGGATTGATTCCCAAACCCTTTTCTATGCTCTTGGTTACCCATAGTGTCCAACAAGATCTTCTCAATACCAGCGTCTTCAAAGATCATACGACCCTGACGGAACTGTGGACCAAGAACAAGCTGTGTCCTACTAGGGTACAGTAGGCTCTTTAGAATAGAGATAATAGCATTCGTAGTAGACTTCATCATACCACGAGACAGCAAAAGTACGGCATGGTCACAAAACCAAGCCGCCTTTATTGCAAGTCTAAAATGTGGTGAACTAATTGGTAGACCTAGCAGATCCCTTACAGCTAGTACAGGGTGTCGCCTGTAAAAGTGAATCATTCTTAGTCCAGAGATTTTTTCTTTACGAGTTAGATGTATGTGGTTTTTTGAGGCCATACTTACGTTTTCTTCCTGTCATTTCAAGAGCTTCTTCTATAGTAAATCCACCAGATATTACTCTAAAAGCTTTTACGTTTAATTCACGTTCTCCATCATTGTTAATTCTCTCATACTTATCTAAAAGCATGTTCAACTCATCTAATAGGAAATCCTCTTCCAATCCAGCATACTCATTAAGTGTATTCTCATACACGATAGTAAGTTCTGCTACAGAGCCTTTACTTCGCTCTGAACCTAAGTTTACACGATCCTTTTTTGATAAACCAAGCATAGTAGTATAAGTCTTAACCTGATCGGATAAAGATTTAATATCTAAATTTGTTGGTTCACCCTTAAGCATCCTATCGTGAGCAGATTCAATTAACATCTGCGTTTTGATAAGGTTCTTAAGTTGGTCCTTGTCCACCGAGGAGTGTAAATCGAAATCCTCAATGTAAACCTGCATCCTGTGAATTACTTCGTCATCACTTGTCATGAATGTCTCAGTAAGTATATCAGAGAAATGCTCTTGGGAAACAGCCTCAACCGCAGTGGTAGGAGCAATCTGTTTCACCTTTTCAATCTTCTTCTCTTGGTCTGCTCTAAAGGGCTTACCCATTAAAGCAAGGACTCTCTTATCAAGGGACTTAGGAGGTCTATTCCATTTAATATACCTCTGTGCCTTAGAAAACTTAGTCTTCTTTGTGTAACCGTACAACGCCATATACAAAATCTCAGAGGCGGCCCAAGCAGGATTATCAGTGGCACGTTTGTTTTTAACACTAACCTTACCACTCCGAGAAAGCTCCAATAAATACACATAAACAATGTTATAATATTTTTTAATTTCTGTTGCTGTTACGTTATATAGTGGAGCTTCTTTATAAACACTACTCATAGATAGCTACCTCCCGCAGTATGTTAATAGCTTCACCAAGCAACAAGTAATATCGTGTGATATTTCGATTCCTAGTTCCCAAAAAGCTACTAATCATTTTTGAATTTGCTCCGCTAAGGAACAAAATGAGTGCCTCGTATTGCTTTTGTGAAAGTTTTGATTTTGCCTTAAGTATCATATCTTCTACTTCTATATCGACATTCAAAGACTTCTCAATAGCGTAATCCTTGACACTAAACAAGCGTTCTAGCTCTGTATATGCACAGACTTCAAAAGATTTAAATTTCTTATCCCAGTTGTAGCCTGTGTCCCTGTTTATAAAATTAATCGTATCCCATTTCAACCGTGTGCTTACATACGTGGAGTTATACATGTTATCCTTCTCATGAAGTGACCACAACTTAAGCCTAAGCTCTTGTCTACAGTCCTCCTTGTCAGGATGAGATTTCAGGATCATATTAGTGAGTGACTTGATCCATGGCTCAAAGTATGCCAAAGAATCATCGTAAGTCTCCATAATCGTACCTTTAATCTGTATCATTGTTTCTCCTAAACTACGCCAACATCTGCAAGCATAGAATCTATTTTGTGATGTAAGTCTTCGATTGTTCCATTATTATCTATCATTAAATCCCAGTCGATATCAGCATCTGGTAGACCTTCTACTGGATGCTTCATAGCTTCTGCTAATCCGTCTTCTTCTTTTAGAGTCTTCTCAACGTCCCTAGAGACAAGAGTTATGAATAACTTATCAAAAGCATTCTCAAGTGATACCCCATTGGATGAGATGTTACCCCAAACAACAAATCTACTACTAGCTCTATCGAAGATCTTAAGCTCATCTTCACGACGAACATCAGTAATTACAGCTTTATAAGGGAGATCGTTCTCCATACAATACTTGTAATCATTCTTAATCTTCTCAACAACTTTGTCCACGAAGAAATAGGTATCAATAGTGGTTAAGAAGGTACCCAAGTTCTGCAAGAACTTACGAGTCTCTTTAGACTTCCTACCCCACAACTCTTCTTTGTCAAAACCGAAATGAGTATAAGCTACCCACTTAAGGTAATCCGCAAAAGCGTATATATAAAATCCATGTTCTTCATGTAAGTAATCACCAATAGAATCTTTTCCTGCTCTGGGTTTACCAGAGATTCCCATTAATATATTCATAGTACCTCTATCCTGTATAGTTAATAATCTTCGTCAACCTCATCCAAATCAAAAGAAGTGTATGATAAGTTAGTACTTAAATCATTCAACAAAAAGTACAAAGCATCAACATCTAAATCTGACAGTAATTCGTCATCTTTAAAACTAGCCTTTAGCACATCATTGATAACTTCGTCGTCAATACTTGCCATCTCTTCTAATAGATAATTAATCGTTTCCGAAGTGCTCATCTCCCGATTCGCCATCAATGTGTCCTGATTCCTCAGTATCGCTGACGCTTTCTGGAGGAGTGTTTTTGCCGTATGGGTCATTAGTCTCACCGCCTTCTGGAGTCTGCTGTTGCTCTTGCATCCGTTTCTGTAACTCAGTAGAGATGCCTTGAATAGTTTCTTGGCTAACACCAAGTTCGTTAAGGGCACTGAATATAACATTCAGCTTGAAGTCTACTGCACCAAAGGAGTTGCCAATATTCTGATGCATCTGTGTAAATGCCTGTCGAATACTCTCATCTCGTTCTGCCATCAACTGCATTACCTGTTCCATAATTTCTTTTTGTACGTTCTTTGCCATTATTTTCTCCGTTTCCTAGGCGAGTATTTCCTTGCCCTGATAAAAAACTTGTCATAAATCTTTGGTAAACTGTCCTGAAGCTCAAAATATGATTCAGGATCTTCCGGTACCTCTCCTATATAATCGTATGCTTCATGTATTTCCTTAGCTAATTCCTCAGTATAGTAAATACAATCCAAAATACTCTGCTCAAACTCTTCGTAATTGTTTGATCTCCTAGCATTCTTTATCGACTCGTCTACTCTATTAAACACTCTTTCACAGAAAGTGTTATATTTTAGATCAGAAGCACCTACAGAGTAGAGGTATCTAGAGAATGTATTCAAGTAATAAAAGCACTGATTGTTTAGTAAATCTTTTAGGGACTTGTCAACTTCTTTTTTATTGAATGTAGTAAGAGCCATTACTCCTTGTAATTGTTTATTCATAATTACCCCTTCATTGCTCCCCAAGATACAGTTGATACATTATTATCTACTGTAAGGTTAACCTTGCCTTTAAACTTCATTTCCATCTGAGGTTTAAGCATGGCAATGGCTTCTTCTGGAGAGTACTTATCACTAACCTCAAACACGATATCATCGTGTATTACTAACACTGGCCAGATATCTAATGCATGCTCTTTAATATAAGCGTCTACATTATTACAGCCCATCTTTGTAATGTCAGCAGATGTGCCCTGTATAGGAGAGTTAACAGCTACCCTTTTAGCTGATTCTAACAGCCTCGTTAGTTCCTTTTTCTCCTTATACGGGGCGTACTTATCAATAACAAGATCTATGTTAGGAATTCTACGTTTTCTACCAAAGGAGGTTAAAACGTATCCCTTGTCTTTAGCAAAATCTACAACTCTGTCAAACCAGCCTGTGCCACGTAAGAACCGCTCATTGTACACACGTTTAAGTGCTTCAGCATCATCAATAGAGATACCAAGAGCCTTCGCAAGTTTATGGTCGCCCATACCATACACGATACCAAAGTTTAATGTCTTTGCTTTTGTACGTAAACTTGGATCAGCCTTAATCTCTTCTTTTGTTTTACCAAAGATAAGCATAGCCGCAAGGGTGTGTATATCCGCACCATCTTTGTTCATGTCTTCTACTAAGTGATCAAGACCCGCTAACACTGCTAAGATTCTATATTCTACTTGGTCATAATCCATTGATAGGAAGTAATAACCTTTTCTTGGAATAATACAATGACGCATCTTAGGTGCAATGTTTTGCATGTTAGGATTGTCAGAGGACATCCTTCCAGTACGTGCCCCGAAAGCATTAAAATTGGTATAGATTGTAGTACTTTTACGTTCCTCAATCATCTCAATCCAATTATAAATATACTTTGACAGTAGACTGAACTTAGATTTTCTTTCTAGGTGTAAGTCAAATACATTATGATCATCAGGAATCTTGTGATTCTCTATCTGTTCATCAAGCATTTCCTTATATTTTTTAACAGAATCTTTATCCATCCTAACAGCTTTTTTCTCAGTCCTAAAGTATTTACTTTTCATTCCCGGAAATCTTGAAGCCGCCGCCGTAGAGAACTTCTCATCAGAGTTTATATTAAAGGTGTCATGCACCCCTAAGATTTCTCTCATCTTAATCTCGATATCCAATACTTCTTGTTCGTATTCTACCTTAAGACTCTTAAGAAGCTCAAAGTCAATTTTGACTCCACGGTTCTCCATATCTCCCAAGGATGTAACAAGCTTCATCTCTTCTTTATACAAGAAGGTGTCTTTCCACTTAAACTCTTTAAGGAGGTAGTTGTAAAGCCTTAGTGTCAGGTCTGTATCCTGACAGCAATACTCAAACAACTCTTCTGCTGTTAATAGGTTCAACTTGTCGTAACCTATATTGTACTCAGCTATCATATCCGACAGTTCAAGAACATCAAATCCAAAGATAGATTCACCAAGGAATTTGAGTCCTGCATAGTCAAAGTAATCAAGGAGCTTAACCATAACAAAGGTATCATGCACACAATTAAGTGTGATACCATACTTGAACAGGGTGAACTTGTAATCAAACTTTAAGTTATGTCCGATAATACTTTTAGTCTCTAAAATCTCTTTAAGATATTTCTTAAATAACTCTAAAGATAAGTTACGTCCATACTTGTGTCCTAAAGGAATATAAAACCCAAGTCCTTCTTCAGCGCAGATGGAGACACCAACTATCTCACAAGTGCCAAGGTCTAACCCTGTTGTTTCAATATCATATGCAATAATTTCTTTATTACTTAGTATCTCAGCAAGCCTAGCCACACGGGCCTCAGTATCTACAATGTAGTACTTGCACCCCTCTGATCTCCACCATAAAGGTTTCTCTTCCATCACACTAAATAATACTTGTTGCATACTACAACACCTTCCTTACCTTTTCCCACGCAAGATCTCCAGTAGGATGAGTTAACATTCCAGTAGGAGACTTAATCATCTTGTCGATTACAAGATTTGGCATACTAGCCCTTGGATAGGATACCTGCAATAATTGTTCCTGTACGAACCATTGCGAGTAAGTAGGTATATCTCCCCAAGCAGAAACGAGTGTAGGCCAACTGTTTGTACCTACAACACCATCAGAACCATAAATAAGAGCAATTGTTTCCTCTAGAGTACTTTTGCCTCTGAGGTCAATACACTCTTTAGGGAATCCATGCATGTTGTTTTCTATCTTGTCCTTAGCAGAACCAATGATATAAATATCATGTCTATCATAGTATGTAACCATGGTACGCAATAACCATGCCCACCGACTGTCTTTCCACTTACGTTCTTCTTTTTCAGTTGTAATCTGAACGGAGTACGGGTGAACAACAAAAAATGGTTTATCACTTTTAAATGGTTCTACTTCAAGTTTAAATGGAAAGGTTGCTTTGTTCTTTTCATATGTTGACATATGAAGCCACTGTTCCATGTTAGGGAAGAATCTGTTTATAAACTCCCTGTACTTATTAATACCTTCACCAGAAGAGTTCTGGCTTAAGAAGTACTTCTTAGCCTCTTCGGTACCAATACCTTTGCCCTCTAGGGCTCCTAATATGTAATCCTTCATGTCATCTAAACACATTACAGTTACAGTCTTACCAGACCTACTGTAAATCTCTACAAGTTCTTTTGCCAACTTTGGCGACCAGTTCCATAACCAAAACCTTACAGAAGTATACTCTTTGTTCTTATCAAAGAAGTCATCAAGTCTACCTAATATTGTAAATAAGTCTCCAAGTCCACATCCTAGCACTACGTTCTTCGTCATCTAATCCTCCTCCTTAAAGTGTATAGGGACGTAGCCTATCTACGCCCCCAAGCATTGCATCTTAGAAGGGGAGATCTTCTTCTTGACTGGAAGGACCACCGCTGTAACCACCAGTATCAGCCTTCTTCTCAGGAGCAGGTTTATCACCATATCCACCACTAGATCCACCACTAGCCTTAGCACCAGTAGGAATCTTACTCACTTTAAAAGCTTTAACTTTAGTGGAGTAACGTTTCTCACCACTCTCAGTCTCCCAAGTCTCAGTAACAGATTTACCCTCTACAACCACAAGGTCACCCTTGCTAATTCGCTGAGTCAAACCAGATTTAAAATCAGGGGTACCCCAAACAACAATATTATGCCATTCAGTCTGTTCCACCCATTCACCAGAATCATCCTTGTAAGAATCAGATGTTGCCACAGGGAAATTCACAGGGGCTTTCTCATTTCGCATCTCAAGATCCTTACCTACTCTACCTACCAAAATAATTTTATTAAACATAAAATCTCCTAACTCAATGCAGTTATTACCTGCATGTTTACTTCATCCATACTCATATGATAATACCCTAATGTAGTATTATACGAGGCATGACCTAGAACCTTCTGCACAGCATACGGCTCAACTCCACTATTTACTAATCGTGTTGTGTATCCATGTCTGAAACTGTGTGGTGTTATAGTTTTTCCAAAGAATTTCTTACACCAAAGTAACACAGTAGTATAGTGTACCGTGTTTAAGAAGGTAAAGAAGTCTGTGTTCTGTAAAAGGTTTCCATCAAGCAAATCACCAACTGGTACAAATCGCTCTTTGTCGCCTTTACCTATAACCCGCAAGCATCCAGATTCAGTATTGTAAGAACTGATATCTAGACTAAGTAGTTCGTTGACACGAAGTCCTGTGTTGTATAATATATCAAAAAGACCAACAACCGATTCCATATCATATTCAAGAGTATTGCTTTCAATTATAGAAATAATACCATCACTAAATATAGAATCAGTTACGTAAGAAGCTTCCCTCTTTACTAGTCTTGGAAGTGATATCAAAGAAAAATTAATAGTAATACTAAAGATGTTGCAATATGTCTTAATGGCGTATATACAACGTCTAATGCTAGAAGGGTTATTACCCTTGTTGGACATGTACAGTACGAAGTCTTTAATGTTCTCAAGAGTTACAGAGTCATATCTTTTGAAAAAGAATCCAACCTCTCTTGTGTAACATTTAATAGTATTCTCACTGCGCCTTAGTCCAGTCAACGTTTCTACAAATTCTTCTTTTTTATACGGCATCTGCACTCCACTCATTAAATACGTTTAATAAATAGATGCAAGTACCATGCCATTTGTTATTTTCCAGGCTTTCTATTTGCTCTTGGATTGCATTTAGTGCATCTCCACTGGAGGTTACCAAGGGAGTTGTTCATAGGATTGCTGTCCTTGTGGTGGACTTCAAGCTTAGTAACAGATCCACAACCAACGCATTTCCTAGCTCTCGTCGATTTTTCAAGAAGTCTACGAGCCTTATTTCTGGAGTTAGACTTAGCCGTTTGACCATACCTCTTTCTCCAAGCATCATTCTTCTTCTTGTTCTTTCTTCGCCATTTACCCATAGGTGATAAGCCATTATCACTTACTCCGGGTTTTGTCTTCTTGTGTTCCCCTTTTTTCGCCAAGGTCCAAGCCTCCTAGTAGTGTAGACATAATGTCTATGTTTTTTGTTTTAAAATAGTGCTCTATTGCTACTCTTACAGCAGTAAGCGTAAATATCATACTTACGAAAGATACTGCTCCGAATAGAATAAAAAGTTTCAACATCAAATACCAAGTCATAATAACTCCTTAACAAAAAGTTCCCCACGGATTCCATTTCTAGATAGAATCCAAATAGAGTTCTCTGCCTTTAAGTGCCTAACGGCAACTAGGTCACCTATTGCCCTGTCCTCTTTCACATCATATATTGGGCTACCAACACTCTCTTGTAAGTTCTCAAAGAAGTGGTCGTAACCAAACATATCTAATTGAGCCACACTAAAGTCAAAGTATGACTCCCCACCTAAAACACATCTAAAATAGTAATCTCCCATGTCCACAATATTAAAGGTTAACATAATTCAAAAGCTCTTTCATTTTTATCTATAAAGGTGTCGTCATCGTTAATGTACATAATCACTTCGGTCATTGGATACAAATCTCTAAGCTTCTTGCTATAGTACTTAGTACTAATGTTTTTATGGTCACACTCCATAATAACTATAACACGCTGTCCTTCTAATAAATTCTGATTTGATACCAGCCACTTATTAACACTAGAATTGGTGTCTAACAATGTATCCAACTCACATCCTAAGAATACTGCTATATTAAGTTTTTCATTCTTATATAGAGTAATATCAGAAATCTTATCATCAAATATTCTTCGTGTACTAAACACACCTGTTAAGGTAGAATAGAACAGAAGATACTTGGTGTCTTTTATAGTACAAGAAACTACGATGTTCTTACCAAAGTAATGGTAGTTACCTAATAAAGACAATTTAACTCTTGCTTCACGCATAACTCTAAGATTGTGAAACGCAGGATGGTCTGACAAAAACACAACATCCGTTAGAACTTCTAGCTTACCTATCAGATCATTAAAGGTGTCTAGTGTTTTTAGTTTAAGGTCCATCAGGATTCTCACTTGATGAAACCACAGTCTCCACTAGGAAATCCAAAAGTGCATCCCGCTCTAAGTAACCTAGTCCACATAACATAGCGGGTGCATAGTATTTACGCACCTTCTCATTTTCCATAAACAGATTAATAAAATCTGTAAATTCTTTATCATCATCAATGTGGTGCTGAATTGCTTCGCCCACACCTTCTAATTCTGACATACCATGAAACCCGTAAACATGTCCGTTAATCTCGATATTAAATGAAGGGAGAGAAACGTCTTCGGAGTGTAGCAATTTTGCTGTTTTCTTCTTCATGGGCACCATTCTTTCTTAACTGAGTTTTAAAAAACAATCCTTACATAAGGCATTGTAAGTATCTTTACCACCTAAATAAACCTGATCACATGAGTTACCAAGTCTAAATGTGTATTTTCCTTCAAAGTTACCACAATTGTCGCACACAGCACAAAACTCTGTGACACTAGCATATGGAAGTATTTTTTCCATACTCTCAAATGGTTTCCTAAAGGAATCAAGTACAAGACCACAGACGTAAACATCTACTTTGTACTCTTCTGTTAAAACGAAGATATCTTTCATATCTACGTCTTCAAGAAATTGAAATTCGTCAATAAAGATAGCATCGTAAGAATCGAAACTATTAGCCAGAACAGGGAATATATCCCTAACATACGTTATGTCTTTAGCCGTACAGGCAGTATTTGAATGTGTACAAACAACCGACTCCCCATACCTATCATCTTTTTTGGGTTTACAAATTAAAATCTTTTTGTTTGCTATTTTGTATAAGTTTGCGATTCTCAATAACTCTTCTGTTTTTCCACTAAACATCGGTCCAGTTATTAAGTTAAATTTACCTACGGTCATAAAATCCCCTTTATATGGGCTGAAGATACCTCGTTTATATAATAAACACCAGAAGTCACATTATTAACAAGTTGAACATATCTTAAGAAATTACCATTAAAATCTATTGGAAATTTAGATGATTCCATAAAAACTTCCCTGTTTATCAATAAAGTTCTGTAAAGTGCTCCAGCGTCAGAGTTCAGGTCATAATAATTATTTGTATCACCGGAATCTTTAATGTCTAATCCTATTTGAAAATCATATAAGTTTAGATCAAAGTTGATCAAAGTTGTGTAATCGAATAACACGGATGACCCAAACGCCGCACTGCATTTACCCTTAAGGTGCAAGTTTGATACCAGTCTTAGGTATGTAGGGTATAAATATGTATAAGGCTCAACAAATAAAACATAATCAAAGTCTACTGCGCCAGCTACTTTGTTATACATCTCACTTGGACACTCAGAACCATCACCTACGTATGATCCTATCTTTCCACCCTTGTTCCAATTAATAGTCTTGGAACCTAGAAATTTTATATCATTGCAAATGTACTTTTTGAATAATGCCCTGTGTCTAACAGACATACTATCCATAACGTATACAACCTTAGTATACGGGGAATTACCAATAGCCCACATGTAGTTTTTAATCAACGAAAGTCTTATACCACTCTCTTTAGGACTAGTCGGTATGTAAAGGACTACCAAAGTATTCTTCAAAGGTATCATATTCTTTAACTCCATTTATTTTGCAAATCAATTCTTTTGAGTATCTAAATAACCGTGTATTGTATACGATGTTCCTCCCCTCAATCGTTTCCTGCGTATAAGGGTTGTAAACATACTCATTGTATTTACTTGCATACGCAATAGGTACAAAGGTACCAAATCCACGTAAATAAACAAACTCACCATCTACAATACAATCAGAAATTATGTCAGTCATGCACTCTAAAATATTACTCATGTTCCTCATGGAAACTGAGGGCTTTTCATCAGAGCTATAGTAAGCGTACCTGATGAATTCCAACTTGCCCATGTTCTTGAGTCTTGCTATCTTTGAGTTTCTTGTCGTTCTAGCTCTCTGTTCAGGTGTCTTTCTGTCAGACATTTTACAAGCTCCTCCCAGTTATCAACTCTGTAGTTGATGTATCCTAGATCTTGATCCTTGTTATGGTCTGCCGTGAAGAGGATTGTAGTACACTCTCCAACAGCATTCTTAATGAACTCAGGGTTGTCGTCAACCATGATATCAAAGGAAGAACTAATAAGACTTTTCATTTTACCACATGAGCATGCAATAACCTTATTCTTGTACTCTTTACCAAAATGGTTTCCTACCCAGTTGATTTTTTCAAAGAATGCAGTTTTGCTCCTAGCCGCAGTTAAAAAAGTAATATCATAATACTTACTAAGCTCTTTAACACCCTCTATAGCACCTTCAATTACAGGCAACTCCAAGAAGGCATTTGGAATGCTAAGGTAGCTGTATACTTCTTTTTGGGACAGCACAGGGAATGATTTTGATACATCCCATTGAATCTCACCAATATCCTCATCAGCATCCATTCCCGATTCGACCTTACACCATGCTATCCAAGAACCCATTAGGTCAGCCACAACCTCATCCATATCCAGCGCAATTCTTTCCTTATTACTTGTCATCTATTACCTCACTCTTTAAGTCTCTAGAAAAAGTATCTCTATCAGTTTCTAGGATCATCTCCACATCAATCTCTTTGCCATCAGACAAAATAACGGTCTTAACTACTGGTACACTCACATTCAACTTAGAAATATCAATCATACTTACATAAAGTTTTACTGGAGGGTAGTCCGACCCAAACTTATGATCTTTCGATCCAGATTCATCCCAAAAGTTATCTTCCATTATTAACCTCCACATTAGCCCAAGCTCCCGGCCAACCAGCCAAAGATACTTGATTCAGCCCTGTTAAAATTCCAATATGCTGACTAGACGAAGGTGTTGTTACAAGGATATTATCAAAGATTCTACCCATATACATGTCCCAGCCTCTATTCATACCTACTGGAGTTGAGAGACAATCAAGGAAGCTATCTAGGTCTTTCCATCTGAAAACCTCTGAACAACCACCAACATTGTCTACTTTTGATGTTCCACTAAGCCTATACTCTTCAGTATGAGGGTGGAGGTGTGTGTCAAATCCAGACACAATTAAAGATTTCTCTTCCCCGTACTTCTTCAACCCGAACATAAGTGTGTTATAACATCGTTCAAAATAGTTACTAAAAACCATCATGTCACCATTAAGTATCCACACTAGATCACTTTTAAAATATCTAACCATATTCAAACTTTGGTTAATACCTGATCTACCATCCTTAGGTGGCAACCATTTAGACCTAATACCCCTTTGCAATAAAGAGTAGGACATAGAGGAGAAAATTCGTTGCATAGTTACAGTATCCTCAGACCCATCATCAATAAATACAACTTCATGGATATATTTCTGTATATCGCTATGTAGCAAAGACTTACAAAGAATAGCGAGTTCTGTAGGTCTGTCTTTTGTAGTTATGTATAATCTATTCATTGGTATTCCTATTCTTTATAAATACAAGACCATTCTGTGTGTTTACTTGTACTTCATATTTTACAAACATAATCCCACGCATATAACGCTCAACAGCATCCATAATAGTTACTGTGTCAGGTCCAGATAACACAAAGATCCCACCAATTCTTAAGTTTGGCATCCAAAGCCCAAGCTGTACAAAAGCATCAACATACTGATTAGGTATATTACAAAAGATACAATCTACTTTTTTATTGTGAAGTTTCCACTTCATAGCAGACGTAACCGCAGACTCAATAGGTACAAGCTCATATTTATGTTTACAAATCTTAGAATCAGTAAACCAAGTTACATCTTTAAAGTTTTCCGCTAGGTAAGAAGATACTCCTAGATCAGTAGGACCAACTAGAATGGCACTCTTCTTAATAATTGGATATAATTGTTGTTCTACAATTTCATTTTTCATTAATTAATCTCCTAACATCCTCATCAGACATTGAATTTTGTGATTTTAAGTGTCTGTACAAAATTTCCGCTAACCAACATACCTGATAGCAAAATGATTGCTTAGTACCAGCATGGTAGTGAATCTTACTATCAACTACCATGCAATAACCATGCCATGCACCACCTTGTTTGTTAAAAGATAGTCCATCACTATAATTAGTTATGAAAATTAATAGTTTTTGCAAATAGTATCCACCATAGATTCCATCCCTAATAGTAATCCCATCATCTAAATCATTAAATCTGGTACGATCTATAGTTTTAGGATGAGTTTTACAAGTAGGACAATAACCATTAGATGAATCACTATGAACACAGAATCCAAACAAATCCTCTATAACACTTACTACATTTGGCTTATAATCTGTAATCATAATTAAATCCTTTAGCTTAAGTAAAATATTTATATACACAGGAAAAGAAAAAAAAAGGAAAAAAAAGAAAATCTAAAATCTTTTCTGAACCCCCCAAACCCCCCGTTGCAAGTTCCATGCCATTCGTTATATTATTCTTAAAAATATATAAAATATCTTAAAAGTGTGTTAATATTAAGTATAGTATGGTAGTGTTTGTGAGCAATAATTGTGCCGTAGACTAGCCACCATACGTATTTAACAAAAACGTTCCTTAGAAGCCAATCTGGGCCGTCTGAGGGAAGATTAACCAAGTAGTATTATGCTACTTACCAGAAGGAGAACAATATGTCAGTTATGAGAACATTTGTTGGGTATTATATTGAAACTGGAGAGCGTGTAGTCAGGGTTTGCAACCCGCTAGGGCTGTTTGAAGCCTTCTTTTTAGAGAATAGTGAAGGCCCGATGGCTGGTGTGCAGATTCCAAAGGGTGATATTGTGGCAGAGATGCCTGAAGAATTTGCTCAAGACCGTGTAAGTGATGATGAAGTAGACAAACAGATGCATGTCTTTGAACGCATGGAAGAATCTAACGAAAAGTGGAAGTAATATGGGAAAATTTACATTTGAATTGAATAAGTCTGTTATACAGGGTGACGACAGAGTTATAAAAATGATATTTGATGTGAGTATTGATGGCTGGGAAGTGTTCTACACTGCTAAGAAGAACTTCTCCAAAACTGATGAAGAAGCCGATATCACTGTGAATACTGCTGATGTTTTGTTCTCTTCTACAGACGCTACTTTTATTGATACATTTGAGATACCTCTTACCTCTGAAAAAACAAACATAGAACCTGGGGATTATTTACATGACATAAAAGTAATTAAGACCAATGGAGTAGTGAATACACTAGCAGAGGGTACGCTCATTATAGAAAGCCACCAAACTAAAAGGAAATCTTAATGTCATTTTATCAGATAGTTACATTAGCAGAAGATGTATATAAGGTATCCGTCCTAGAGGAATCCTATAGAGTAATCTCCCCAAAAGAGGATGTTTATAGAGTTACTGTGCTTGATGAATGCTATGAAATAGTTAAGCAAGAAGACGTGTTCAACGTAACTTTATCAGAAGAGTCCTATAAAGTCAAATTACAGGAAGAAGATGTATACCACATACAACTTGCTGTTACTGACGGTATAAGTGGAGTAACCGTACATAGGCACCTTTCTGGGCTGGATGCAGATGATCACCCGCAGTATGCTAATGTACAATCTGATTGGAATGCAATTGGTGGGGATTCCTATATTCTAAATAAGCCCAGTTCTTTAGATGGTACCGATGGTGTTGACGGCACCGATGGAGCACAAGGAATCCAAGGGGAAACTGGGCCTCAAGGAATCCAAGGAATTCCAGGAGTAGATGGCACTAATGGACTTGATGGTTCTGATGGGGCACAGGGTATCCAAGGTGAACAAGGAATCCAAGGTGAACAAGGAATCCAAGGAGAGCCCGGTGCTGATGGTACTAATGCTACTGGTGGAGATGTACTAAAAGTAGGCACCCCTGTTGATAATCAAATAGGTGTGTGGACTGGTGATGGTACTATAGAAGGAGATCCTAATCTAACTTTTGATGGTAGCATCTTAAATATTATAGGTGATACTACAAGTACCACTGGTTCTTTCCAGTATATTGATTGGCATTTAACTCCAACTATACCTGCCCACCAAATGGGAAGAATGCATTGGGATGAAGATTCTGGTACCATATCTATTGGTTTGGAGCTTGGTAGCTCTGAGTTACAGGTTGGTCAAGAAAATCTAATTCGTGTAGTAAATAACTCTGGAGCAGATATAGATGACATGAGAGTTGTTCGTATATCAGGAGCATCAGGGAATAGACCTGAGATTGAACTTGCAGATAATCAAGATTCAGATAAGCTACATGTTGCGGGTATTACAACAAACACTATACTTAATACTGGGCCTGGTGGTTATGTTACTATTAATGGTCTTGTAAGGGGTGTTAACACATCCGGTACCCCTGTTGGCGAGACATGGTTAGATGGGGATAAATTATATTTAAGTGATCTTGGTAAAATGTCTAATGTTCACCCAACTAACGCTACAGATGGTGTTATTATTGTTGCTACTGTTATAAGGGCACATGCTACTGTTGGTTCTATTCTAGTAACGGCACCAGAGTCTTTTACTATTGGTAATAATTACAACGGTACGTTGAGACAATCGGTTATCAACAAAAATACTGGAGTAAGTTCTGCGGTTGGGTTTACAGCCGTTAATAACCAGAATTACATATCAACATTTGGTATGGGTGGATCAAACAATACAGTGTTCCCTAATACTACTGTTCTTTATGGAGCAGGGTATGGAGATATATGGTATGCTGTAGATGGTAATAAGAGCCACAAGTTTTACACAGATCCAACAGACTCCCACAACAACTCAGCGTTGAGCTATCTTAGATTTGAGATACAACCTGCTGGTGGACTGTATGCTGGTGCGCCCAACTACGAGACACTAGTAGTAGACGATAATCATCTCACTAATAAGAAATATGTTGATGACTCGTTGTCTATAAATGGCTATGATGATCTAGTAGAAGCATCTAAACCAGATCTTGCTTTTGACTCCCCTACAAGAACATTCTCTTGTTCGGTAAAAAGTGGGTCATCTGATTTCTACTTCTGGGCAGATAGCACTAAGTTTACTAAAACAACTACCCAGTCTATTGTTATACCTAACGTAACAGACACATATTACATAGTGTTTAATAATGCTGGTATATTGGAAGCTGTGCCACAATCCGCATTAACCTCTGATAACTTTTATGAAAATGCGATCACTGGTTTGGTCTATTGGAATGCTACTACTGGCCTAGGAATGGCTGGAAATGAACTCCATGGTAAACTTATGGATGCTAGGACTCATAACTATAATCATAATACATTTGGTGCTAGGTATGAGTCTGGTATTAATATTGAGGGGCTTACTGCTGGTGGTACTACATATACACAGACAACTTCAGGTTTCTTTTGGGATGAAGATATAAGACATGTAATACCTACTCAGGCGACTACTCAGTTTGCTTATAGATATGGAGTAAACGGTGATTGGAGAATGTCTGCTCCTACAAATGAAGTAAGTCACAATGATGGTGGAACTTATGATGTGTGGAATGAATTCACAGGAGCAACTTGGCAACTAACTGAAGGTGGACCTACATCTGATTTCTGGATAATTTTTTATATTGCAGTTTCTGATTTAGATGGATATAACGTAAAGAAAATTATTGGGCACAATGCTTATGCCACCAGAAACCTAGCCAGGGCGGCTATTGAATCTGAAAAAGATACCTTAATTCTTGATGGACTGCCTACTCCTGAATTCGTATTCCTTTACGCTACTATTGTTAAAAGAGATGGTGAAATCCAGACTCTTGAAGATGGAAGTCTACTGTATGATCTGCGAAAGACCAAAGGTGGTACTGGTGGAGGGAGTAGTGATGCCTTGATTAAGGTTGTAACTGATCAGGGAGTCACTACCCTATTTACTCCTACTGCTGATACAAATGCCGCTAGGGGTGTGGCGTTACAGGCCGCAGTAACAGCATCTGCATCTGGTGATATGATTATTGTTGGAGCAGGTACGTATGATACAAATGATATTCTAAAGAATGGCGTGAACTACTACTTCATGCCCGGTGCTATTGTCCATTACACAGGTACTGTAGCTGGGGCTATCTTTGCTGATGGTGGATCTGATTTTAGTAATAACATAGATGGTTTTGGTGAATTCATTCATCAAGGTAATGTTACCTCTGGTGATGAACAAGTGTTTAACTTAGAGGGCAACTCCAATCTGTTCATTCGGTGTAAAACTTTAAACTCAGTTGGTTCGGTTGCTATCAGATTGGCTGGTAACGGAACATCGGAAGTTAAAGTCTGGGCTGATGAAATACTGAGTTCAGATGGTACAATTGATAATTTATCTTCAAACTGTACTATAAGAATCGTTGCAAATAGAATGTATAGCACTAATGGTTTTGTGATTGAGCAAGACGGTGGTTCTACTATAGTCGATGCTAAATCTATAGAGTCTGCAAGTACAAACCCGATTGAATGGGCTACTGCTGGTTATGTAGAGATTAATGGTTGTCACATTATTGCCCCTTCCGGTGAGCCTGCATGGGTTTCTCCAGGTACTGCAAATGTTGTTCTTAACTCTTGTCAAGTTACAGCAGATACTGCAAGTGGGTCTTGTACTGTTTCAAATACATATATGGATGATGGGTCTAGTATTGACTCGTATGGAACTGTTGTTATTTTGGATGGACGATATGTATCTGATATCAAGGTACCTACTACTGATGCACAAGCAACATTTCCATCAAATGGTTTAACATATTATTCATTCCCTCAGTTACTAACAATTAGAGGAAATGAGTTGTACATTGATGAGAATGGAGTAAGTAATACTTCCTCATTGCTGTTCCATGGGTCTTCTGCCTTTATGACTTACAGTCATTCAGACTTGGAATACTCAGTTGGTTCTTCTTCTGTGAATTTTGTTGCCCAAGGTGATTTAAAGACTCAAGGAAACCTTTATATTAACAAAAATGTTTCTGCAACAGACGTTTTTGCTTACTTTGGTGGAGATGGCGATCCAGAATCACAACATATTAAATGGGACTATCTTGCTGAGAGGTTTGAGGTTAGTGGGGCATTACATGTCGGTGGTCCGTTGTCTGCTAGTTCAATTACGAATGTTCTAGAATTAGACAATGCAACAACATACACACCATCATTAGATTATCACCCAGCTACAAAAAAGTATGTTGATGATAATGCTGTTGTTGGTGGTTCAAAACAGTATGCTAGTTTCTACACTGCAACTGGTGGTAGGACTGGATTATCAAGTACAGAGATAATATTGGTCTTAGCCAGCACAAGAGTTAATAGTGATGGTGCTGTGTTTGGTTTAGCTTCTAACCAAGTTACTATTAATAAAACTGGTACTTTTGAAATTATAGTTGATGCGTATATAAACAACTCTTCAACAGCAAGGACGGAGTATAGTTTATACCTCAAAAGAAATGGTGTGACAGAAACTGCAACAGTAAGTGGTAATTATCAACGTGGGTATGATAGTGGACAATCTTCAACAATTTCAGTTATCTTGGATGTAACAACTGGGGACTATTTTGAGATTGCTATAATCAGAACTGATGGTGCAGGAACTGCCGGATATCAAAATGATAATGGAACAAGATTCAGTATTAAAGAATTATAGAAAGGATGGCACATTACTTGCTAGGTGTAGATTACACTAACAAGTGAGGAGTCCTCCATGAAAACATTATTATGTATAGGGGAGGGCTTGGGCAATGTTGTTCAAGTCCTTCCTTTGGTTAGAGCATTAGATTATAACGGAATAGAGGTTTCTATACTAAACCTAAGTAGTATTCCTGATAAAGATGCAGAATGGTTATTTTCTAAGTATGCTACATTACACACTGGGGATAACTTCAGTAAATATATATACAGGATAGAATTAGCAACTACAAAAGACAATCGTAATAGGGGGGAAAGATTCCAAATCCCAAGAGTTAACAGTAGTAGGTATCAGTTTATATATAGCCCTACGATTAATGAAGTTGATGTTTACCTTGGAATTATTCCAGAGCTTAGTCTTGGATTACCTGAGGATAACCCATATGATGTTGAAGTAGGAGACTTATTAGATCTAGACGAATACTATGACTATTGTATTCATAACGGATGCTCCCTTGTAAATCCAAAACAATGGGAACGGAAAAAATATCCACATATGGAACAACTGGCACAGTATTTGCATGCTAGTGGGAAGAGTGTAGCATGTATAGGTGCTCCACACGAATACGTTGCAGGAGAGAATAGAACTGGGTTATCGTTGCAGGAAACAGCTAGTATTATTAAATCTAGTAAACACTACATAGCAAACGATACAGGGACATATCATCTTGCTTCGGCAATGAAAACATCGGGAGTTGTTATTTTTACAGCAACCAGTGTTTATAAGAATTGGCATCCAGAGTTCCATAGAACTGTAGATGTAGTCACATCTGAGATAGATTGCCAGCCGTGTCAATACACAACAAACTGGGGATTATGCACAGAAGACTCACATCACAAATGGAAGTGTAGAGATGTTGATTTCTATAAGGTTTTAGGAAAATTTAAGGTTTAATCTGGAGGTGCAGGTATGAAGGAAGTTAAAATGGCAAAATGGGAAAAAGGTTTGAGTATGTTTGTTTCTAAGCGTGATCTTAGTGATCATGTGGAACATGTTAAGAATCATGGTAAGATCGACGTTAAATTGCGAGGCTTTATTACTTATTCTATGAAGAACAAGTCTGGTGGTTGGAAGAACGCTGTCAATGAGATTTTTGGCCGAAATGGTAACAAGGTTATTGATACCATCTCTAACAAGGGTTTTATCGAAGTTACTAAGTCTCGTCTTTCTAAGCTTGGTTAGAAAAATCTGGGAGGGGGCTTTTATGCCCTCTCCCTATCTTTACGTTAAGGAGTATTATGAAAGTATTTAGCAAACCTATAACGCATATTATTTTACACACCGCAGAGTTTGATGGTCATGCTGATAAAGACATTATAAAGAGATGGCATCTAGAAAAAGGCTGGGAAGATATCGGGTATCATTGGGTTATTACTGGCTCATGGTATGATGAAAAATGCTTGACCCAACATGGGAGACAGCCTATCTATGAAGGTGCTCATGCTTGGGGTTACAACAGTAAAAGTCTTGGTATCTGTATGACAGGTAACGGAGACAACATTGAGTGGACTCAGGAGCAAATGGATGCCCTTGGTAAGTTGGTTTCTAAACTTATGAAGACATACCAAATTCCTATTGAGAATGTTATCGGTCATCGTGAGACTTTTGTTAATAAAATCAACCCACGAAAGACCTGTCCCGGTAAACTCATTGATATGAAACAAGTGCGTAAGCACATATTAAATATACACTTAGGAGAAAATAATGTCTAATTATAAACCAACATGTGCGGAGTGCGGTAGCATTATGCATAAGCATAAAACTAGAGAACTCTCTACAGGGGAAACATCAGTTCAGTACAAGTGTCCCAAATGTAATACTTACACCACGGATAAACTTGAAGAAAGCACAGAGCTTGTGTCTAACATTGTTTATGAAGGAAATCGAGCCGCCATTACTGCATCTAGCATTGATGGCCCTATGTCTCTTCATGACGCACTTGAAAAGTTTAATGTAGACGAAGAAGTGTGGATTGTTGACAGGTATACTGTTAATGAGGCGAGTAGTGCGGCTACTGGAAATACAACTAGTAGAATCTCTGTTTGGCTGATTAAGAAGGAACCTACTATTTGTAAGTGGCCGGTTGTGAATCCTGTTAAGGTGGATTA